AATTATTATTAAAGATTACTGATACCTTGTTTGATTGTCTATCACTTAATCCTACACTCAAGGACACTACAATAACTCGAATCACTCGAGTATCTTCTGCTCCCATAGAAACACCATAGGGGGAGCCTAGTGTATGACTCCAGACTATTAATTAACAATCACTAGCAGACGGGAGAAGAATTTGAGTTTCGGGGTGTTGTCAAGGGACACTGTAGTGACATTGGTTAGCTAGTGATAAAAACTAATTTAATTCAATAATTAATCGATTAATTCGATTGTTAAGTTAATTTTAGTAAAAAGTTAATAATTAAGTGGACAAAAGTTAATTTATCAGCTACAATCTGAACCTAAGTTCGCTACTTAAGTAAACACGAGTCGCTGCGGATAACTTTCATCATCTTTCAAGGAGGTAATCAGTTAATAACCTCAACCCCCTTTCAGGGTCTTCTGAGGAACCTAACAAGAGATACCAAACGAAAGCAGGAGAAAACATTCCGCAACACCTCGTAAGACTTAAATTCTACTTAAGTATTATGAACCCAGTACAAAGACCTAGCGGTCTTAGTCCTGAGTTCATTTTGCTAAAGCAAAACTTAAGTTACTTAAGTAATACTATAGATACTTAGTGAACTGAATTATGTTTAGCCCTAAATAATTAAGGTTTGTTTATAAGGAGAGACGAAGTCTCGACTTGTGAGTGGAACGAACAAGGATAACTAGATGGTTGATAAAAGAAAAACTATGCCTCACCTTTGGGAAAAAGGTAAATCAGGTAACCCTACTGGGAGACCTAAGGGGTCTATGAATAAATACACGGCTCTGTCTCGAGAGTTGTTAAGTTCAAAGGGACCTGAGATTGTTCAGGTTGTCATTAATAAAGCTCTTAAAGGTGATGTTCATTGTTTAAAGATGTGTATGGATAGAATTGTTCCTACACAGAAGGCTGTTGAGATTAAACACACTAAAGATGAAGGTGGTTTAACTATCAATGTTGGAACAACTGAACAATTATCTGATATGGCTAAGAAAAAGAAACCTAAGAAACTAAAGACTAAGTCTGATGATGAGGTCATTGCTACAATTATTGAAGATAAAGAAGGAGAGTAAAAATGTTTGATTCGATTTTATTAGAAAGATTAACTACAGAAGTAGGTGAGACTGTACCTATGATTGTAAGAGTAGACTCTATTGTTTACTTTTCTTGGTTAGATGATACTACTACTAAAGTTAGTTTATCTAATGGAGAACATTTCCCTGTTGAAGGTAACTATAGAGAGTTAATGGGTATTACAGGACAAAGCTGGACTGAGTAGTGGCTGAGTTAAATGTAGAGCTACACCAAGCTCAACTAGAGATATTTAACTCCCCTGCTCGTTTTAAGGTTGTCTCAGCTGGACGTAGGTTCGGTAAGAGTCGTTTAGCTGCTTGGATTCTACTTATTAAAGCTCTACAGTCTGACTCTAAGGATGTCTTCTATATAGGTCCTACCTTTCAACAAGCTAAGGACATTATGTGGGATATGTTGAAAGAGGTAGGTGATGGTCTTATTGCAGATGTTTATGTTAATACTGCTAGAATAACTTTAACTAACGGAAGAAAGATACATCTAAAGGGTTCTGATAGACCTGACTCACTCCGTGGTGTTGGTCTTGCTTATGTTGTTATGGATGAGTATGCCTCAATGAGACCTGAGGTATGGGAACAAATCATACGTCCTACTCTTGCAGACGTTAAAGGTGGTGCGTTATTCATCGGTACTCCAGCTGGTAAGAATCACTTCTATGACCTTTATATGGATGCTGAGAAGGATGATACTGGGGAGGGGGAGTCTTTTTCATTTAACTCGACTGATAACCCTTATATCCCAGATGAAGAAATAGAAGCTGCAAGACGGTCTATGTCATCTATGGCGTTTAGACAAGAGTTTGAAGCTTCCTTTGAAACCTTTACTGGTGGTATATTTAAGGAAGAGTGGCTCTTAACTGGACCTGAGCCTGAGCAAGGTAACTATGTTATTGCTGTGGACCCTGCTGGGTTTGAAGCTTCTGAGAAAGAACGTGGTTTAAAGTCCTCTAAACTGGATGAAACTGCTATTGCTGTTGTTAAAATCGATAGAGATAAGTGGTGGGTTAAGGATATTCTACACGGAAGGTGGTCAATTCGGGAAACTGCCACTAAAATTCTTAAGACTGCGTCTATAAATGAGGCAACTACGGTTGGAATTGAGACTGGTTCCTTAAAGAATGCCATAATGCCCTACCTAGAAGACGAAATGAGGTCAACTAATCGCTTTGTTCACATTGATGAGTTACGTCACGGTGGTAAAAAGAAGTCAGAACGTATAACTTGGTCACTTCAAGGTCGTATGGAACATCAACAAATCACTTTTAATGAAGATAAAGACTGGAGATTCTTCATTTCACAGATGCTTGACTTCCCTAGTCGGTTATCACACGATGATTTACTGGATGCCTTGTCATATATAGACCAGGTAAGTATTGCAGACTTCGCCCACTCCATAGAAATGAACGATGATTGGGAACCAGAAGACATAATTTCAGGATATTAATAAAAATAATTGATTTTTCTATTTACTTTATGTTATATTACGCCTAAATTCCTATGGAAATCAATGACTTATGTTCGATAGTAAGGAAACACAGTACCAAGCTTTAGCGTCTTGGCTAACATATAGACTAGAGGGGTGGAGAACTCACCGTGATGTTAACTATGTTAGACAATGGGATGAGTATTACCGTCTTTGGCGTGGTATTTGGCTGCAAGAAGACCGAACTAGAGAATCTGAGAAGTCAAGAATCATATCTCCAGCTCTACAACAAGCTGTTGAGAGTTCAGTTGCTGAATTAGAAGAAGCTACCTTCGGAAGAGGTAAGTGGTTTGACATACAAGATGATATGTTAGACCAAGACCCTACAGATGCGGAGTATGTACGTAACTTATTACAAGAAGATTTAGAGAAAACTGGTGTTAAAGACGCTGTTTGTGAGGTATTTCTTAATTCAGCTATCTATGGTACTGGTATTGCTAAGATTGTTGTTGAGCAAAACGTAGAACGTACACCAGCTGAGGTTCCTGTTGAGGGGACTATGGCTACAACTAGACAATTAATTGAAAGACCTTCTATTGATGTGAAGGTTGAGCCTATTTCACCTAAGGAGTTCTTAATTGACCCGTCCGCTAACTCAATCAATGAGGCACTGGGTGTCGCTCATGAAGTCATTAAGCCGAGATACCATGTTGTTGATGGTATTAAGTCTGGTATTTATCGTGATGTTCCCCTTGATGGTGATTATGATACTGTACGCTTTGGTTTCGACCCTGAAATTAAGCAAGCTGATGAGTCTGATTCGGTCAAGATTACGGAATATTGGGGTTTAGTACCTAAAAGATTCCTAAAAGCTAGTAACGACAAAGACGATTTTGAATATACTAAAAAAGACGAGCTAGTCGAAGCTGTCGTTACTCTAGTAAATGATGAATATATCTTAAGAGCAGAAGAAAATGCGTTTATGATGGAAGATAGACCTTTCATTGCGTATCAGCACGACATTGTTCCTAATAAATTCTGGGGTAGAGGTGTATGTGAGAAGGGTTTCAACCCTCAAAAGGCATTAGATGCTGAAATGAGAGCAAGGATTGACTCATTAGCACTAACAACTACACCTATGATGGCAGCAGATGCCACTAGATTACCTCGTGGAGTAAAGTTTGAGGTTAGACCTGGTAAGACTGTACTAACGAATGGTTCACCACGTGAAGCTTTAATGCCTCTGGATATGGGAACTACAGACCAATCAACATTTACCCAGGTTGCCTCATTACAGAATATGATTCAGATGGGTACTGGCTCAGCTGATGTAGGTACCGCTGATAGAGCTACCTCTTCTGGTATGTCTATGGCACAAAGTGCTTCAATTAAACGTCAGAAGCGTACATTAATGAATTTCCAGAACACTTTCTTAATCCCAATGATTAATAAATCAATGTGGCGTAAGATTCAGTTCGATGTTGAGCGTTATCCTGTGGCTGATTACAAGTTCGT